AGAATTACTAATTCTACTGTTATAAGTAAAAAACAGACTCCGACGAAGTCGGAGGTATTATCAGAGACTGAAGAGTTTGAGGTGATTAACATGAGTGGTTGGGACGGTCTTTTTTCTTCGACCTCCGACGGTGAAGATTACTCAAAGGAAAAACAAAAGTCGGAGTTTAAAAAAAGTAAACGAGGTCTTTCGGTAAAACGTTCTGAGAGGCGATCAGTTCTTCCAAAGTCTGAATGGACTGTTTACGATGTCTGTTACGAGTTTGCTGAGCGAATTGACCAGCAGTGGGGGATTGAGCCGTGGAAAGTTACTCAAAGTAAATTTTCCGCTGCGCTAGGGGCGGCTAGGACTAGGCTTGATACTAACGGTGAAGTTGAAGTTAACGCTATGGATATATTCTTTAAGCAGATCTCGATTAGTGAATATAAAGATGCCGAGGTATTGTGGCGCCTCTTCGTTAGCCGATTACCGGGATTGATTGGGCAAGCTGTACTATCAATTAAAACAGATGAAGATGTGCTTATGGCAGAAGAAGCGTGGGATAAGGCTCAAAGGTTCTTAAGGGGAGAAGATGTTTGAACTTAAAGATATAAAACTGCGGCGTAGCAGTTGGATTAAAGCTGCGGGCATTCCTAAAAAGTTACAAGGTTGGGAATACTCTGATTGCAAATCTGTTGATCCAAAGTTTTTAACCACCCTTTCCGATTGGGAAGCCATGGTTCAAGAAGGAAAGATTATTAACGCTATAGGACAACGGTCTTGTGGTCGTGGCGTTGCTTTATACGGCGAACCAGGTAATGGTAAAACAACTTTAGTTGCAACCATGATTCAAAACATGATGCGAACTTCTTCCTTAGATATTTTTGCGCTAAATGATGTCCGCCCTTGTTACTTTATAACTTACGCTGGGTTGCTTGACCTTAAGGGCGAGATGATGAGCGATGAGATTGAAGAAAGCAGAGCAACCCTCTATGCTGGAATTATGGGGGAGTGTTTAGACGAGAACAGAAACGTAAAGGTTCTTGTCATCGATGATGTCGGTAGAGAGCACGGAAGTTCAAGCGGGTGGAATAAAAACATGCTTCACCATGTGTTAAGGAGTAGGTTTAACCAAGGACTTCCTACTATTGTTACTTCTAATATCCCATTGGGTAAGTGGAAGGATTTCTACGGAGACGCAACAGCCAGCTTTGCCCATGAGGCTTTTGTTAATATTGATTTACAATCTATCAAGGGAGACTTAAGGAGATGAGAGCGTCAGTGGATCAAGTTAAGCTGCTTCAAGTGTTCTTAAGCCCAACCCAATCACCGGGACCAAGCATTTTTGAAGTAAGCGTTAAACCTAATGGTGACTTACTCTGCACCTGTCCCGGATTTAAAGGAAGAACTACCTGTAAACATACTAGGTTTGTTAACGCCAGAATTGAATCTAATGGCGGAGTTTATCCATTAGAGATATCTAAACGTGCTACCGAAGAAGACACCGACATGGCCAAAAGGTCTCCAAGCGCTTACAGAGACTTTGTTCTTAATTTTGGCAAGATAGAAGTTTTTTAAATGCAGTACGGGGATATTAGTAACGACATACCGCAAAGGATTATTGTTACTACGGATGTGTTTGTAATGCTTGAAATGGAAAAGTTGCCTAAGAAGTACAAGATTTTTAAACAATCACGCAAAAAAGTTTCTTTTAAAAAAGAAGTGCTTAGCCAATTATTTTTATGGGCAGTCCAAACGCCTTACGTAGTTGAGCTGGCTTCTTTTGATCTAGACCAAGAAGAACTTCAAAAAGTTTTAGACACGCTAGACAAATACGGAACTAACCCATTTAGACATTGCAACGCCTACGAGTCTGTTGACTTTTTAGTTAAGCAATTGCCTTACCGACCTGAAATTTTGGGAGTTATCGATAGGCCTGATAGATTGATGCGCTACGGACACTGGGGAATGGACTTAACACGGTTATGAACAATGAGAAACGCTTATTAAGCAAGGCCATAGCCGACCGCAACCTAACTCCTTTATTTGACCGTAATGTTACGCCGTCTTGGTTTTCAGACGAAGCCGATAAAAAGATTTGGGTATATGTAAGAGAGCACTATTCTCGTTACGGAGAATGCCCGAGCCTTGATATTGTTAAAGAGAACTATCCTTCCTACGAACTCGTTCCAGTAAACGACTCTATTGATTATTTATTAGATGCCTTATCCAGTTCCAGACGGAAGATCTATACGGCAAACATCCTTAGGGATGCAATTGAAAAACTTGATCGTGAACAAGACCACGACGCAGCTTTGCAGGTTATGCAAGCTGGTGTTCTTAAGATGGATGAGCAAGGGTTTAGCGAAACTAACGATGTTGATATCACAGAGGGAAAACAATTAGACAAGCGTTGGGAACGATATCAAGAGCGTAAATTAATTCCCAATGGTCTTTTGGGATACCCAACAGGTTTTCCAACTATTGATAAAGTTACTAACGGTCTTCAAGACGAACAGTTAATTGTTATTACAGCAACCCCAAAGACTGGTAAATCAACAGTTGCTATGCAGGTTGCAATTAACATCCACGTTGAGTCTGAAGTAATGCCTATGTTTTATTCATTTGAAATGAGTAACAGAGAGCAAGAAGATCGTTACGACTCAATGCGTGCTCGCATTTCTCATCAACGTTTAATAACTGGAACTCTAACCCCAGACGAAGAGATGCGCTACCAGCGGTTGGTTACTCAAAGAATGCGTGACGATAGAGAAAAGTTTTGGCTTGTAGATTCTTCTTCAGGTTCTACTTTGTCCGGCGTTACCGCCAAACTTCAATTGCATAGACCAAGCATTTTATTTATTGACGGTATGTATTTGATGACCGACGAGCAAACTGGTGAACAGAACACTCCTCAAGCCCTTACTAACTTGACTCGTGGGTTTAAGCGTTTAGCTCAGAACTTTAAAATTCCTATTGTTATTACAACCCAGTCTTTAGATTGGAAAAAGAGCAAGGGTAAGTTAACCGCTAATTCGATTGGTTACTCATCTTCTTTCTTCCAAGATGCTGACGTTTTGTTCGGTCTTGAAAAGCCAGAAGAAAGCGATGACCAAACTCGTATTCTTAGTGTTCTTGCAAGCCGTAACTCTGGACCAGGTTCTACATTCTTAACGTGGGCTTGGGACGAAGGTACTTTCCGTGAGATGTCAGGTGAAGACGCATGACAGTTGAAGACATGGAAGATTTTCTTAAGGGACTTGGTATAGAAACTTACGGCGTTCGCGGTTCAGAGGTAAAGGGTCTTTGCCCTGGTCACTTTGACCGAACTGGAAAACAAGACCACAACCCATCGTGGTCTATCAATGCTGACACTGGAGCGCATAACTGTTTCTCTTGTGGATTTCGCGGAGGATTGCAGTACCTTGTTTCATACGTTAATGGAATACCTATGGAGCAAGCTGAAGAGTGGGTTAAGACAACCACCAGCGATCTATCAATGCGTTTAGAGCGAGCGCTTAACCCAAAACCAAAAGTAGTTGAAAGTTCAATTACAATTACAGAGGCCAACCTTGCCGCCTATGTAGCGCCCCCAGTTGAGTTGCTTCGTAGTCGTGGCATAACACCAGAAGCAGCCGCTTTATATGGAATTTTGTACGACGCTAGAAAAGAATCTTGGATTCTTCCTATTCGTGACATGAGTGGAAAACTACTTGGTTGGCAGGAGAAAGGCGCTAAGGGGCGTTACTTTAGGAACTACCCAGCCGGTATCCAGAAGAGCCATTCGTTATTTGGGTACCAGCAATACACTGGCGGGACAATGGTAGTAGTCGAGTCCCCACTAGATGTGGCGCGTATGGCGTCTGTAGGCGTTTTTGGAGGGGTTTCTACATACGGCACAGCCGTGTCTAAAGACCAGCTAAACGTAATTAAGGGCGCTGATCGTGTTGTAGTTGCTATGGACAATGATGAGGCCGGTCATCAAGCCGCTCAAGATTTTCTTAAGAAGTCTATAGACATGTGGTTTGAGTGCTGGTTCTTTGATTACTCTGGGATTGATTGGGTTGAGCGCTCCAGCGTTAAGGATGTTGGCGCTATGAGTAAGTCTGAGATAGTCTACGGAATTGAGAACGCAAAGCACGCACTACACGGGGAGAACGCACTGTCATGATTATTGGACTATCAGGTTACGCACAGTCTGGAAAAGACACGGTTGCAAAAGTTCTTGTTGAAAAATATGGATACCGTCGCGTTGCATTTGCCGACCCAATACGTGATCTTCTTTATGGAATGGATCCTTTGGTTCCTAAAGGATACGGTGAAAGCGTTATTAACTATAGGTTACAAGATTTAGTAGATTCCTATGGGTGGGAAAAAATTAAAGTGGATTACCCCGAGGTCAGACGTCTTTTACAAGACGTGGGTGTAGAAGCAAGAAGATTATTTGGGGATACTTTTTGGATTTATCAAGCGCTGTCTGACGTAGCCCCACAAGACAAAGTTGTTGTGTCTGACGTTAGGTTTAAAAATGAAGCCGAATGGATTCAAGAATTTGGCGGGCAAATCTGGAGAATTAAACGGATTGGAACCGCTGCGGTAAACGACCACGTTTCAGAGTCCGAAATGGATGGCTATAAGGTAGATCAAATTTTTATTAACAACGGGACTGTAAGCGATCTTGAAATGTTAGTAAGAACCAGGATGCAGTCTTACCAATGACCTTTACAGGAACGCTTCTTCCTTATCAACCAGAAGCTGTAAAGAAGATGGTTGAACGACATAAAGTTCTTGTGGCTTATGATTTGGGCTTAGGCAAAACAGTGCTGACTATTGCTGCCGTCGAAGACCTTATGGATAAAGGCGATATAAAAGAGCCCGGTTTGGTAATCTGTCTGTCTTCACTTAAGTACCAGTGGGCTAATCAGATTGAGAAATTTACTAATGGAACTTCACAGGCTTTGGTTATTGATGGAACCAAGAATCAGAGAGCAGAGCAGTACGCTCAGGCCTACAACTGGCGTGAAACAAAAATTGATTACGTTGTCCTTAACTATGAGCAAATTGTTAACGACTGGGATGCCGTCAAGAAATTACCACGAGGATTTATAGTAATTGACGAAGCGACTGCTATTAAATCGTTTAAGTCAAAAAGATCTAAAGCCGTTAAACGAATGGCTAACGCCCCGTTCAAATTTGCATTAACGGGAACACCCATAGAGAATGGGAAACCAGAAGAAGTCTTTAG